CAAATGGGTCACTGGACATAATATCTACTCTCCTAAAGAATGCCCCGGGTTCCATGTCAAGACGGAGGATTGGCTGTGAACACTGAGGATTTGGAAAGACGCCTCTCTAAGCTAGAAGATGCATACGATGATCTTGAAGAGACTATCGTAAAGTTAAACACAACTCTGGCCCTACTGAACCAAACAGTAGAGACCATGGCTAGGAATGAAGAGAAGAGACAGCAGCTTCTTGACCGTAGCATCCTGTTTGTTATCGGTGGGTTTATCTCGGCTGCTGTAGCTTGGGTTGTGAGGGGAGGTCTTGGGCAATGAGTTTGAAGAGGGTCAGGAATAATCTTGGCTTCCTCATTGCTGGAGCAATTCTCTTTGGGGTGGCTGCTAATATATACTACGAACTTAATACAACAGTAGACGGGAAAGTAGAATGTCTGTGTACATCGACACCCTAACATTTTTCTGGGCGATCATCATACTCTTTCTTTATTCCAATTGGTATGTAAAGGGACCGAACACTATTGCTGGGTTAGGTCTTGCTGCTATAGCTGTTTACCTTATTGCTCAGAGTGGATGGAGTGTAGCCTTCTTACTAGGTGACGTATGGGGCAGAGACTTCAGCAATTACATGTGGTTTGTATTCAACTCTATTGTTCTCTCTACTCTAACTTACCTATGGTATACGAGGGATAAATGAACACCAAGACATACAAGAGAGAACTTGCTGTAGTCCTCATTGTATGGTTCGCCTACGTAGTGGAGACTAAGGATGCTGAAATCATTAACATGCTGGTCTGGCCAGTCTTCACGTACATGGCTCTTGCTTTTGGTGTTGATTGGTGGGGTAAGTCTGGCGGGATGCGGAAAGATACCTCTCTTGGGAGGGGGTCCGAATGTAGCAGCCAACACCCAGATAGGGAAGACCAATAACCAGACCGTTGGTCAGACAAAGACAGTGGCTCCCAGTGTTAGCCTAAGACCAAATGCAAGAGTAGAGAAGGTAGACCAGAGCACAGAAACTACAGTGGTTAATGAGATCCAACCATGGGTGTTGTTGCTTCTGCTACTAGGATGGTTGCTACCCACACCACAACAGATTGGAAGAGGAATTGGGGAATGGCTCAGAGGCTTGATAAGTCGAAGATGAAATGCAACAAACCGAAGACTACTCCAAGCCACCCTACCAAGTCCCATGTTGTGAAGGCTTGTGAAGGTGGTAAGGAGAAGATCATTCGGTTTGGTCAGCAGGGTGTGAAGGGTAGTCCGAAAGGATCTGCTCGTAATAAAGCATTCAAGGCCCGTCATGCACAGAACATCAAGAAGGGTAAGATGTCTGCTGCATACTGGGCTGACAAGGTGAAGTGGTAGGAGATTGACATGCCATTGAAGAAGGGCTACAGTAAGAAGACCATCAGTCAGAACATCAAGACTGAGATGAAGGCTGGTAAACCACAGAAACAGGCCGTGGCTATTGCACTTGACGTAGCCCGTAAGGCTAAGAAGAAGGCTAAGAAGTAATGGCTAAGGGACTATATGCTAACATCCACGCCAAGCGTAAACGGATCGCAGAAGGCAGTGGAGAGAAGATGCGAAAGCCGGGATCAAAGGGTGCACCCACTGACAAAGCTTTCAAGAAAGCAGCTAAGACAGCTAAGAAGAAGTAAACATTAATAAGCCCCCTTGGTAATTAAACCTTGGGGGCTTATCCTTTATTAGAGAGACTTTCCAGAGCACCAATTCATATAGTCCTCTTCGATGAAGTCTGCGTCATTGTCCTTGTGGACTACATAAACCATACCAACAATGTTGTTCGCTAGTTCAGGTGGAATACCTACCATTGTTAACTGTTGGAAAATCATTGATGGTGGTACACCGGAGTCCCGAGCATTTACAACAGGACCAATGTAGTTATTGTAGAATTTCTGGCAGTCTTCTACTTCTCGTGCAGAAGCAATACTTGCAGTAACTAGTAAAGCAAAGCTTACGTTTCGTATCAGGTTAACCAGCATGTCATTCATTAGCCTCCATTTCTGAGATTAAACGATCAAGGTACCATCGGGCCTTCTTTAGATCCTCCACTGGCTTGCCCTTGTACCGATAACGGTGGAGGTATTTCTTGCAGTTGCCTTCGAGATACCCAAGGAACATCAAGGTATCCATGTTGTCTCGCATATACTCGATGGCTTCAATCTGACCATTGCCATAGTGAGCAGGGTGGTTGATGTTGTCAGTCATAGTCTTTCCTTGTAGAATACTTTAACCCACTGAGCACAGATGTCTGAACGAACAATGTCATCTAGACCAAACTCAATGATGGGTACTGGAAGCATGTGCTTCTTGGCTAGGTGGATTACCTTGGACAGACCATCCGCTTCCTTCAAGTCTGACTGTTGGATATCACCATTGAGAACGATGGTAGACCCTTCTCCAACTCTTGTCAAGAGCATCTTGAGTTCATGGGTTGTTATGTTCTGTGTTTCATCAACGATGATGAAAGCATCCTCAAAGCTACGTCCTCTCATTAAAGCCAGAGGGGCCATCTCTATGTTGCCGTTCTTGATGCCAGTTTCTACAGCACCCTTACCCAAGTGCTTCTGTAGTACATCCAACACAGGAAGTGCCCAAGGATATGTCTTCTCTTCGAGAGTACCCGGCAAGTATCCCACATCCTTTCCTACAGAAATATGAGGACGGGTGATAACGATCTTGTCAATCTCTTTGGTGGTGTAGAGGTCAGCCGCATAGGTTGCTGTCACATAGGTCTTACCTGTACCCGCTGGCCCTAAGATAAATACCTGAGAGTATTCTTTCAGGGCATCTATCAGATCCTTCTGCTTCTCTGTGCGGGGTACAAGACCTGACGTAGGTTTACTAGAGGCACCCTTGTAGCTAGTCTTACGCCGGGATCGACGGGGCTTATCAGGGAAATCATCCATTGATTACTACCAACTCTGCTTCAACGTAGGGGATGTGAAAGAACAACTCACCCTTCTGGATGTATCGTCCCTTTGCTTCTTTAAGCCTTTCCTTTTTCAGTAAAGTGTCCTTGATACGCCATGCTTTGGACAGATCTTTATCGAATACGTAAAAGTTAAGAACCCCTTTCTCTCCTTGATACTTGTCGAGTAGTCGTTGCTTACGTTCAGGGATACGTATCTCTGTCCAGTGTGTGGGCCAGTCGCCTGACCATGCTACCTTCACCTCCGCCTCGTTGAAGTATGTGTAGCCATGCTTCTGAGTAACCACATCAACGTAGTAATCCTCCTCTGTGTTCATGACCACATGACCTTTGTCAGTCAGATGCTGAATAAGAGCTTCTTTAGCAGGTCCGTCATAAGCATTGTACAACGCACGATTAAAATTCTTTCGGACTGGTTTCAATGAAGTACTCCTTCAGTTCTGTGTAGCCCCCTACCAATTCTCCATTAGGTTTGAAGATCTGGGGAACTGTAGTAAAGCCTGCCTTCTTGATCAAAGTCAAGATCCATTTACTACTTGGTGACTGTACGTTGTATTCCGTATAAGGAAGTCCAGCACCCTTCATTAACTCTTTAGCAGTGTCACAGAAGTTGCACTGATCCCTAGTGATTATGACCCACATGTTGTCTCCATAAGTTATGAGCAGTTTAGTGTCATGCTCAGGACTGTGGATTAAGTCAAGTCTACGATCTCACAGCTATCACCAGAGCAGGCGAAGGTTTGACTAGACTTTGTTGTGTCCTCTTTCTCATACTCAGAAAGCTTCGCCCAGTCAATTGCTGCTGGCATAAGACTAAGAAGAGTTTCATAGTCAGACTTACCAACCTCTTGATATGGTGCCTGCTGGTAGGTGTGTTCGTTGTAGGGCAGGAATGAAACACCAGACATCTCATCAAAGTGTTCGTACACAAATGCACCCACCTCGAACCACTCATCCTTCTTCACATTGATAGTCACAGAAGGTTTGTGTTCACACCAGTTACGTTGATAGGCCAGCCACATCTTTAGTTGATCAATAGCAGACAAGTCAGATGTTACTACAGCACCATCAGGGGACTTTACTGGGAAGCTGAACACCGTAGTCTGATCTGGCTTGAACACATCAGGCTCATTAGGGATGCCCTGATCCTTCATGAACTGCGTCAAGGGGTCTTTGTTGTCACCTCTGACAGTACGGATATAATAAGGAGAATGACGGGCGTGAATACCAGAAGCACTATCGACAAGCTGACTAACTGTTCCACTCGGTTTAACACAAGTGATCGCAGCAGAGACAGGAATACCAAGCTTATCAGCCCATAGAGCATTAGTTGTAATAGCGACATGTTTCAGGTGCTCCAAAGTTTGGTCAAGCCCTGCGTTCTTTGTAGTCAACAGAGGATTGTCCATGATGCCAGTCAGTGACACACCAAGCAGACGTTCCTCTTCCGTATTCTTCTGCCAGATCTTGCGAAGGTACGGGAACTTGGTGTAGGTAGACTGGATTGTACCGAGAATAGTAGCCAGACGAACCTTACGTTCCAGAGTTTCAATTGTATCTGTGGCACGGACCACAACCTCGGTAAGATTGCAGAACTGGTAGGGGCGAAGGATGATCTCACTGCAGGGGTTGGTGCCAAACTCCCAGTTGCTATCACGACGACCATTCTTTGCAGCCTGCTTCTTGCTTGCCTGCCGATTGAAGATGCCACGTTCACCACTGCCACTCTCGACCAGTGCCATCCATTCACGCATGAAGGACAGTGCATCAGGCTTCTCCGTGTAGCTAACAGAGTTGTTGGCCAGTGCACGCTGAGGATCGTTCTCCCACCAGTGTCCTGACTTAGCATGACGCATACGATCATCGGACAGATTGGAAAGGCTGATCATTGCAGATCGACGGACGCCTCCTACAACAACAACCTCACCAATCTTACACATGATATCGTGACATTCAATGCTGCTCAGTTTACGGCCCTGTGCATCCTTAAATGCCTTGACTACGAATGAGAACAAGTCGAGAAGAGGAGCAGGACCAGAGGCACGGCCACCGAATGTCTTCAGTCGTGCGCCTGCAGGACGAACCTTAGACACATCCCACTTCGGGATCTCACCACTGTAGAGGAGTGCAATGACTTGACGGAGAGCCTTGGCCCAACCTTCTTTGCTATCCTTAACGACGACTGTGGTCTCACTGTCGAAGAGTTGGGGGACTTCGGGAAGCTTAGAGATGAACTGACGTTCAACACTGAACCCAACACCAGTACCACAGAGCAGGATGAACATAGCCTCATCGAAGCTCTTCGGATCATCTACGGGTAGGTAGCTACAGTTGTAGCCTGCTGTGTTGTCACGATCTAAAGCAGGGCCAGCAGTCATCATAGCCCGCATGGAGGGCATAATCTCCAGACCGTAGATAGCCTGTGCAATCTCATGAACTGTATCTGTGTCAATCTCTTCAAGAGGGACAACAAGGTTATCAATGTAACGTTGCACTGTTTCTCCCCAGCTTTCACGACGACCTTCATCGTCTAGCCACCGTGCGTAGCGGCTGGTGTGGATGAAGGCCTGATAGTCAGTTGGCAGATAGTTACTCATCGCTTGTCCCCATTTCCACCGAGAGTTCCACGTGCCTTGCGGCCATACAATTTATCAAGGTTATCAATAGCTAGTTGCTGCATGTCAACATTCAAGTCCCGGG